GTAGTCTTATCTAAAGTAATGTTTAGAGGTTTTTGATTTTGCATTTTTATTATTGTATTTCTTGTTTTTCTTCTTCTGTAATGTCTAAATTTAAAAAGTCTTCTCCTTTGTATTCTGGGTGATTTTGTACCATATAGTCTATTCCGCCTACCCAAAGCCAAATAATAGACGCTAAAATTGCTATTGCTAATATAATTAATCCTATCATAATTTAATTTTTTATCTTTTTAGTCCCACCAACCTAAAATTCCGCTGCCGTCGTACCACTTTTCAAAGTCTCCATGTTTTTCTTTATCATAAGATTGGTAATCTTGTCCTTCAAGTATTGTCCATAGTTCTTTCCACTGTTGTTTTTCTAGCTCATGTGCTAATGCATATACTTTTTTATTGTGAGCCTTTTCTTCTTCATTAAGATTATCTGCTGAGAAGTCCCAATCATGAATAGGTCCTAACTTTTCTTCTGCGAGCTCTAAACAATTAATGTCATCTCTATTTTCTATAATCTTTATGACTCTTTTCATTTTAACTATCTTCTTATCAAGAGATTCTCTAACTTCTATCCCTTTACTTTCCATGCCATTAACTTGGATCTCTAATGATCTTTTAAGCATCATTAAAGTAAAGCTATAGTCCCACCATCTATGTTTGTAAAGCTCCTTACGAAATAAGTAGATATTTTTAAAAAAGTGTGGTATATCATTTGTGATTGCCGTATACGTTTTGTACCACCAAGTGTCATGACGTTTTAATACTTTTAGACTCTCAAAAAAGCTGTCTGCGAATTTAATTTCCATAACGATTATTTTAGATTGTAAATATACTAAAAAAGCCATACATAGTATAGCTTTTCTTTGGGGTGGACCTGGAGAGATTCGAACTCTCGTCTCCGATAGCGACAATAACACTAGCGTATCACATGCTTAGTACTGATTAATGCTGAAAAGATCCCAAACATCCTCTGCACCGTAGGGGCTGACCCGTTATGGTGGGCCAAATTCCACCACTTGATTTTATGACTATCAAGAAAACTTTCCCACAGTCCTTGTTTAACGAGTCGATCGTGAATACTCGGAGTAGTTCTGTTCCTAGGTTACTCACCCGGTTTGACTAGGCTGCTAAAGCGTAGTCAGCACCAACGAAAGACATTGCATCTTCGAAAGTGAAAGAAGAGATTTCTTCTGCGTTTATCTTTTGTTCAGAGATTAAAGAGGTTATAGAACGTCCCTCTGCATGTAGTGTTACCTCAACAACCGGATCAATTCCAGTCAGGCCCATAAATTAAAGATCTTTTTTAAAAATTAACATCTTTGTTTAAAGAGATGCCTATTCCAAATATAGTAAACTTAAATATTACTTTCCAATAATCATAAGAACAATGATCAAAAAAATTCTCGTCGTGATTATGAATAAAAACTATGGTGGGCAAGAAATAAAATCTAGTGTTGGTTTTCTTAAGCCTATATCTAATGAATATAGGACTAATAGACCAATTAGTTACTTTTTTTATATTTCTTACTACTTTCTTTGTCATAACATGTTATCTATGTAAATATATATCAATTTTTTTATATATTACAATTTAAGTTCTTAGTGAGTTCTAAACTTAGTGTAGTCTGTGGTACTAGGTTTTTCATTTTTAAAATAGTACTCATATATCTTTTCGGTCTTTTTTATATATATCATTTTTCTAAAAGCAGTTGGTACAGTGGCTCCAGTTAGCAATACTTTAAGCGGCTCAGTAAACTCTAAAACAATCGTAACTTCGATTGGTCCAAATTGCTTAACTAAAACTCTCTCTTGTTCTTCTAAAAGTTTCCAAGGTCCTCTATTTAAGTATTGATCTTGTAATGCACAATTCAAATAACTGAAAGTTTGTTTTAAAGTAACTGGAGAACAATTAAAATCTGCAGCTGGAGCCATGTGACCTTTATCATATACGTTATTAGCGTAATCAGCGGCGTCTGAAGTAATTACTGAATCTACTTTATAGAAATCCATTCCTGCTCTTGAAGCTGTTCCATTTGTGCAAGTTACAGTGTACTCTATCAACATTGGTTGTTGAAACTTTTCGTTATACACTACATGAAATATTGGAGAATAGATGCTAACTCGCTCTCTTAAAGGTTTTTGAGCAAATAAGAAAAATGGAATACAGATAAGAATGGACAGCAAAAGTTTTTTCATATTATTATTTATGAGGATAAATCATTAACCTATTTTTATTAATCTTTAAAATTATTTTTTATTTTATTGTAAATTTGATTTTAATTCAGATTCACTAATTATTCCGCTTTTTTTAAACACTACAGCTTCTCCTAAAATAAAAATTGTTGTGGGAATAGATTGAATTTCATATTTTTGTATAGTAGAAACATCATAATCAGCATTAACGTATTGTATAGGAATTTTTAATTCTGATGTAACTTTTTGTAGAATAGGTTTATATGATTTACACGGTATGCACCAATCAGCATAACAAAATAAAACTTTATACATATATTATTAATTTTTATATTTCCAAATATAACCTCCAGCTGACTTATTAAGTCCTTTGCATACAGCGCCTATATTATTTATGCCAGTATGTAATGTTGCTTCTGTTATTGTAGAGAATTCATTTATTAGTTCTCCACATTTTGTGTATTGAATAATTGCTTTTGCTCTACCATTATTAGCTCCAGTAACTTTTATTGCATTTTCTTGTTTTTTCATTGGATTTTTATCTCCAGCTAATACTCCTATAAGAGATTTTGATATTTTAGATACTCTATCTTGTTTTTTTTCAACAGACATATTACTCCAACTATTTTTCACTCCTATTTTTCTTTTTTCTATTTCTTTAGTAAAATCCTCGCCATATATTTCTTTGTATGTTTTATTTTTATGGCTATTTCCGTTACTTATTAAATTTTTAGTTATTATTTGTCTAGTTTCTTTTGAATGAGTATACCCAAGAAATCCCTCGCCTCCTAATGTGCTATTTAATCCATTTTTATATGAATCAAATTTTTGAATATATATTTTTTCTATTTCATATATAGAATCTATATCGCATTCTTCTAATAGTTCAATTTCAAAATTTTCTATTCCATATTTCCTCATAGAGTTATATAGCCTACTATCATAATTCTTTTTAAAACATCTGTATAAATGACTTTTATATCTTTTTTCTATAGTTTTTGTTGTGCAACCTATATAAACTTTATTGTTTATTTTATTTATAATTTTATAAATTATTCCTTTTTGCATAAATTGGTTTATAATAAATATCACCAATCAGCTGAAACATAAATTACTCTCTTCATTTTTTTGTTTTTGTAGGTATAAATATAGTTCTTCTAGAGTTCCATCGAAGTTTTCCATAATGTTTTCTAGATCTTGTTTATCGATTTTAAACTCTTTGGACAGTCTTTTCTTTATTGCATTGAATCTTTTATTCTCTTCTTTATGAGAGTCTTCCATGAGTCTCCTATAGCGCTCCATGTATAGATTAATACGATCTATCCTATCTTCTCCAAACTTCATATCTTTTACTTCATCAGACATTCTATACACTTCGTGTTGAGCTTCATAGAAGTAATTTGGATAATCATAGTCACCATTAATAATCTTTAGTCTTGTTGGTGCTTTTTCGTCTAGCTCTTGAATTTCATGATATCTTCTCCACCATTGAAATTTATTGTATTTCTTTGGATAAAGATGACCAATTTTATCTTCTAAAAATTCTCTGTCAAGCAGTATTAGCTCTTCTTTAAAACTTGTTAAAACATCATTCATAACTTTTATTTAGGTAAATGTATTTATTAGTTAAGTATTTTTTTATTTTTAGCTTTTTTATTTGATTTACTTATTTTATCTTTAATACTTTGTCTTTTAGCCGGATTATTATCTTTCATATATTTTGAAGTACCGGGTTTTTTTATATTTAATTGACAAATTTTTTGAATATCTATTTTTTCTTGTCTAGTTAACTCTCTATATTCTATATTTTCTTGGTCTAAATACCACTTTAATAATCTCGTAGATTTTAAAAACTTACTTTGATTTAATCTACCGTCATTGATCCAATCTAATACTGATTTTATTTCTCCGAAGATAATTATATTTTTTGTGTGTGTGAAATAATTATTTTTTATATAATCTTTTAGCAGTATTATTTCTCCACTATTTAATAATCTTAAGCTCTCTGTAAATGTAACGTTTATTTCTTTATTTAGTTCATTTAATCTATATGGTATGTCTTTATAAAATACTATAGATGTAGGAGCATAATTGGTATTTTTTCTTTTATTTGCTGGATTTTTTTCACCTACTATAAATCCTCCATTATAATCATAGTGATAATTTCTATTTAGGGGATTTTTTATGTTTTCTTTGATTATATCAGACTCTATTTTAGCGACATAATTTTGTTCGACATTATTATAAACATGTATTATATCTTTTTTTAATATAGTAGATTTTTCTCTTTTGCTTAATGTTTTTATTTCAGACCAACCTTGTTGAGATCCCCAATAATTATCATGTAAATACCAATCTAATCCTCTTATACAAGATTTTGGTTTAGTTCTCATTCCTATGTAATATTCTCCTGTTTCTTTATGAGTTACTTTGTAAATATAGAAATCTCTTAACATATATTTTTTAATAAATATGCATAGATTTGAGGTTTGGTTTTAAATTTTAAATTTTATTCCAATGTCTTTCATATAGATGTAAATTGGTTATGTGCCAATGCATTTGACCTACTTTATATCTAGATCTTTCTGCTACAAGTTCCATTAACTTAGAAAAACAATATTGATCATTACAAAAACCAAAAAATAAATCAATAGATCTCGCGAATACTGACAATTCTAAATAGCCATTTTGAACATAGAAATTTAAAGCTAAATTACAAGGAGTATCGTATTTATAAAGATCTAATTCTTCTATATCATAGTGAATTAATATTGCTCTACGACTATTAGGATTAGTTTTAAGCTCTTCAATCATTCTTTCTAGTTGATTATTCTTATTCCAAAAATAACCATAATTAGAAATAACATCATTAGTACCAGGAATCATCATGTTTTTCCAAATCTTTGCTCTTTCAGAAATTTCAAAGGCATCTCTATCTCCTTTAAGATACCATTCAAACTCAAAATCAGCATAATCTTTACTAAACTTTCTTTTGGATGTAGTGATAACATTATCCATAGGATTCTCAATAGTAAAAGAACTATTGAATATAGCTTTGGTACCAGCAAAAGGTTTACCATTAGCTTCTATATAATGATAAGCTGTTTCAAATGCTGCAGTTGGTGTCTTAAAATGATTATTCTGTATCATATTGCTCTACTGTAATGAATTGTTTTAAAAAGTCTACTCCTTCTAAGTTTCGGTATGCTGTCAAATATACAACTCTTTTTATTCCTGATTGCAAAATAAGTTTCGAGCAATCAAGACAAGGAGAAAGAGATAAGTATATGGTGGAATTATTTACTGAATTTCCATTCTTAGCGGCTTTTAAAATGGCATTTACTTCTCCGTGGATCACATGAGGTAGAGTAACGTTATCTCTTTCGCAACAGTTATCCATACCCGCTGGGGTACCATTGTATCCCATAGAAATTATATTACCATCCTTTACCAAAACTGCGCCGACTTTAAATCGAACGCAGTGTGATAAAGTTGCAACTTCTTTTGCGATGTTCATGAAAACTGAGTCTAGTTTTCTTTGTTTCACAGAGATTCTTGTTTTACAAATGTACCGTCCACCATTTCTCCTTTACGTTTAGCAATAACATCATAAGCAGAATTAATACAGTCTTCAATGTTATAGCCTTTAAGCTTAGCTAGATTTGTAAGAACTACTACGCAATCTCCAATAGCATCAACGAACTCTTCTTCGTCATTTTTTAAGATTGCTTTAGCTAATTCTCCAACTTCTTCTTGTAGTTTAATGAATTGAGTTTTTGGATCTCCTTTTTCGTAAATGCCTCTTTCTGTGGCCCAATTTCTAATGTGACTGAATTCATGAGTTAATGTCATTTTGTTTTCTTTTATGTGATTATCTAATGCTCCTAAATATGCAACTGCATCTAAGAGGTTGTCTTCTTTGTAATTATAAGAATGTCTTGAAAGTTTTAAAGCGACTAGAGCAGCATACATATCTTCTCCAGTAATATCTTTACCAGTCATACCTCTCATGATCATAGCTGCTCTATCCATACCTTCTGAGAAAGGACCATACATACGAGACTTCTCTTCTGATCGCTTGTTTACTATATTATTTGCTTCTTCTAAAATATTCATAATCAAATTTACTAAAATTAATTGACATATTTGCTAATATCGCTGTGGTCACCCCAAACCCTATCAGAATCTACGTCTTCTACTTTAAGACTTGGTTTAGGCATATTTGCAGCCACATTCCAAAACCAATCTCCAGGATTACCATTTTCTTTTAATAGTTCCCAACCTTTTGCATCGTAAGTTCTAATGCAATCAAATGGTGGTACAATCTTAGCTTCTTTTAAGAATGTTTTTGAGTGCGTATAGAATTTAGCTCGACCAAGTTCTCCATCTTGAATGTTTCTAGCTACTGCTACTGCATGAAATTCTGCATTTGGTAAAGCAATTTGTAGTGATCTTGATAAAACTCCAGTAGACATAACTGACCACATTGTTTTTATATCCATATCTTTGAAATTGTCATAAAATATTCTAATTCCTCCAGCTACTACCATTTCATGCTTAAGACCAAAAGGAAGAAATTTTGCTCCAATCTTTTCTGCGAATTGTTTTGCCCAAATATTTGCAGTTGGCATTGCTGGTATTCTTAAAAAGATAGGAATTCCTCCATATTCAATAGCTGTCCTTTGATGCTCAGAGGCTTCTTTTGAAGCTGGCATAATTAGATATAGTTTCTTATTATACTTCTTTGCAAGATAGCATAGTGAGAACGGGGCGTATCCTGTGCGAGGCGCTACATACACTAATGCTTCTTCTCGTATCTGAGAAATAAAGAAATCAGCCATTTTCGCTTTAGTACCATACAAAAACTCTCCATCATCAATAACTTTAAATCCATCGATGTCTTTGATTGTAAAAGTAAAGTCATGCTTATAATCTTTTGTAAGATCCAAGTAATACTGTAAATTTCTACCGTTTGCAAGATCAAGGTTAGAGTCTCCTTTTGTTTTGTTTAAGTACATATTATAGTATTTCGTTTAGGAAAGGATAGTATTTTGGACGCAAGTGCACTGATTGTTTCATTTCAAGGATATCTAGCATCTTAGTTCCATCAGAATCAATCCACTCTTCTGGCCAACTAATTAAGTTAAGTCTTGAATTTCTTAAAACTTGAATTGCTATGTCTCTTATTTCCATTCTTTCTGATCTGGTTCCAAAGAAAGGTTGTTTTTTATATAATCCAGTTCCAGGAATTTTTCTAGATTCATGCTCAATTGGTAATGGTTCTACTAAAGTTACTTTATTTAATTTTTTAGCAAAATCTACGTATCTAGTAAATAAATCTATAGTAGCTGATTTTGGATCTTGTTGTCTCATTAGATGGAATCTAAAATCTATATTAGAAAAATATAGAACTACTTCATCGTATTTTTCATTGATTTGTTCAGGAGTATTTCTCTTTAAAAATCCATGTAAAGTTCTACCTGGCGTAAAGTCTAAAGCAAACTTTGGTCTCCATACTGATAGAGCATGAGAATCTCCAATTACACAATTTCTAGTTTTATTTCCATACCAATTAAATAAATCTACAAAATTACCTACAGGAAAGTTTAGATTTTCTATCTTAAGTCGCTTATTGAATCCTTCAAAGTCGAACTCGTTATTAATAAACTTTACTATTCCTTTGTAGTTTCCTATTGCTTTCATCTTTTCGTAATGCAAATTTTGAGGTCCGCCTGGCACATTATATGATCCAGGAACGAAATTAACTCCTTCGCAAACAAACAAAGCATCATAATCTTGCCATGTTTCAGGACTTACATTTACATCTACTTGATCTTCAGGAAAATAATCTTTAATCATTTTTGTGGCAATCAACCCAAATCCTCCGCCTTGAGAATTGAGTGTGGAACCAACATTCCCCATCATAGAAACTAGTGCGTATTTTGGCATAACTTTATTTTCTATAAAAATAATAAACTTCTAGGACTTTGAGAAATTTAAAAAATAAGTGACATAAAAAAGCCCTCCGAAGAGGGCTCTTTATTTTTTACATCATTCCTGCCATTGGATCTGGTGACTTTTCATCTTTATCTTTCTTTTCAAATATCACACTTTCAGTGGTTAATATAGTTCCCGCTACTGATGCTGCGTTCTTAAGTGCAGTGATAACTACTTTTGCTGGATCAATAATACCTGCTTCGAAAGCATCTACAGTCTTATGATTTTTTGCATCATAGATCTTACCATCTCCAGGAGTATAATTCCACCAATCTTCAACTCCAGCGTTAGCTAAGATTTTGATAAACGGTGCTTGTACTGCATATCTTACAATATCCCGTGCAATCGCAACATTTGTATTCTCTTCTTTTCTATGATTAAGTCCTACTAGATAAAGTGTAGAACCTCCACCAATAACAACACCATCAGCTAAGGCTGCTTTAGTTGCATATAAAGCGTCCTCAACACGATCTTTCTTTTCTTTAATTTCGATATCAGAGTTTCCTCCTACGTTGATGATAGCTACTCCTCCAACGATTTTACCAAGCCTTTCTTGAAGCTTTTCTTTTTCATAGAAAGAAGTTGCATTATCGATCTGTTCTTTGATTTCTACTGCTCTTGCTTCGATTGCTTCTTCTGATCCTTTACCGTCTACGATAGTGGTTTCGTCTTTGGAAACTGAAGCAATTCTAGCTGATCCAAGAAACTGTTCGAATTGAGATGCTGTAATTTTATCAAGCTTGTGGCCCTTATCTTTAGAGATAACTTGACCTCCAGTAAGAATAGCAATATCTTCTAAAATCAAAGTCTTTCTTTCTCCAAAGTCTGGAGCTTTAACTGCACACACTTGAACAATGCCTCTCATTTTATTAACAATCAATGTTGCTAATGCTTCATCTCCAATATCTTCTGAAATAATTAGAAGTGGACGATTCTCTGAATTTGCTTTAGTCAACACTTGCAACAATTCTTGAGCTGTTGAGATTCTACCATCATAAAGCAAGATGTAAGGATTCTCAAGTCCTGCTTGCATTGTAGTATTGTTTGTAACGAAGTATGGAGACTTATATCCGCGATCTAATTGCATACCTTCAACGATTTCAAGGCTTGTTTCTCCTGTCTTAGATTCTTCAATGGTTACTACTCCTTCCCTACCAACAGCTTCGATAGCAGAAGCAATAAGATTACCAACTTCTTCATCGTTGTTACCAGAAATGGTAGCTACTTGCTTGATTTGATCTTCAGTAGATACATCTATCGCTACTTTCTTAATCTCCTCTACCATTTCATTAACGATCTTATCAATTTCTTTTTTGATAGCTACAGCATTAGATCCTTGACGAATCTCTTTAAGACCAGCTTTGATCATTTCTGTTGCAATAAGAGTAGAAGTGGTAGTTCCATCTCCAGCTTCATTAGCAGATTTAATAGATACTTGCTTTACAAGTTGAGCTCCAAGATCTTCAATATCATCTTCTAGTTTGTGAAATGCTTTTGCACATGAAACACCGTCTTTTGTGACTTTAACTTCTCCATTTTGCTCTCTAATTAATACTGTTCTTCCTCCTGGCCCTAATGTAGAAGAAACTACATCATTTAATTTTATTACACCTTTAAGAATTTTCTCTTTAAGTTCTAAACCCGTAACATGTTTTGTTGTGCTCATAATTAGTTATTTTCGATTACTGCTAAAATTTCTGTTTCTTTAATAAGGATATAGTCTTCACCATCTTGAGAAATAGTCATAGATCCCATTTTAGGAATTACCACTTTATCTCCTACTTTTACTTTAGACCAATAATAATCTCCTTTATGCCAATTGTAAGTATCAGAAATTTCTACTACAATTCCCATTTCAGGCTTTTCTTTTCCAAGATCTGGTAACACTATGGCTCCATACATTTGTTCTTCCTCTTCTAGTTTTTTAAGGACGATGATTCCGTTTAACGGTTTAATTTTACTCATTTTTTATTCATTTATAATTTCTAAATCTTGTACAGTATCACAAAAGTATAACAATCCGTCTTTACGGAAAACTATATCTATATGGAGAAGTTCTTTTAATCCGTCTACGTTTTTCACGTGTTCTTCTTTAAAAGTTCTTACAACTTTATAGAGCCCTTCATTTACTTTTATGAAATTTGTTGGTATTGAAAACATAACTAAGGTTGTGAGTAGGCCTTTTTTATTTAATTTTAATTTGCTTTACTGCTTTACCTTCTGCAGTAGGAACCGTTAAAATAAGCAGTCCCTTATCTAATGAAGCGTCAAGCTTACTTAGATCAAATTTAGTTGAAATCTTCCAAGTAAGATTAAAAGATGATCTTTTAATACCTCTGTAAATTGGAGATTCTTCAGGCTTATTTGGTTTTTCATATGTGATTCGTAATTGATCTCCATCAACAATGATACTTATATCTTGTTTGTCGAGACCTACTGCGGCTACTTCAAAACGAATGCCGTCTTCTGTTTCAAAAATGTCTACTGGATGCGATATCTTCTGCGTAATTGCAGAAAAGTGAGGTGCTGATTCAAAAAGGTCTTTCCATAATAAATCGAATGGATCAAGCTCAAATGGTCTTAATATTCCCATAATGTTTAGTTTTGTGTTCCCTTACGGTGAACGGTTTTTAATGTTTGTTTCGTAACTTGAGGCCTACTCACAGTACCTCTTTATTATCTATAAATATATATAACTTTTAATAAAATAAAAAATTTATATTTTAAGTTTGATTGGGATAGTCAATCTTTTTTAATCCTTTATTCCAAGGTATTCGACCTTTCATCTTTTCAACCACTTCTGAGGATCTCTTCTTTCCTTTTTTAGCGTCACTTAACTTTTTTCTAAGTTCGTCGGAATATTTTTTCCCGTAGTTTGGATGTTTTTCTCCAGCCATTATTCCTTTCATTGCTTTAGAAGCTTTTACTCTACTTTCTGGATTATTCCAATACGCTATATGACTTTCCATATGTCTTTTATAGACTTCAGGATTTTTCATCGCTTCTCTAGTCTTTTGACTTATTTGTTGTTTCTTTTCTTCTGTGTGTTTGTATCCACTTTCCACTCCTCTAGTTCCACTTAGTCTTTCATTGACTAATATACCTGTGCCATGCTTTATTGTTCCGTATTTTTTTATGTACTCAGCTTCTACTTCTAAAGATTCGTCTCTAGTTAATCCTTCTACTAGAATATCTACTTCAAATCCTCCTGCTTCTTCTACTGTTTTGGCCCATCCATCATTTCTTCTATTTTTTATATCTTCGTAAGCTCTTTTTGGAACTCCTTGACCTACATAAAAAACCTCTCCATTATCTTTTCTTCTGTGTTGATATACTACGTACATATAGTTTTACTATAAATATGC